CCATCTACAAATCTTTTAAATTCTGGTCTTGTAATAAATTCTTTACCTGTTTCATACCTTTTAGTTTTTCCTGGTAAATACTTAACAAATGCTCTGTTCATTAACATAAGACCCATATTATAAAAATGGCCACCAAAATTATTCCATTTCCAATCTACATCAGTTAAAGACCTGTACTGCATGTTTGTGTAGTTAATAAGTTTTTGTTGATACCAAAGCATTATAGGTGCTGTTCTTTCCACCATACCTGCAAATTCAGTTTCATTAGACATTTCATTAAATATATTTGGAGTTCCTGGTCTTATCCAAATGTCAGCATCAATTATACAAATTTGATCATATCTATCCCAATAATCAAATGCGTTTTCTTTTTCGTAAATAGGTAAGAACCCACCATACTTTTCATATGATTCAGTACTTCTATTGGAAAGAAAAACATCTGGTTTAATTCTCATTATTGGCTGTGTTTGAACTATGTAATCAACTTTGTTTCTTACATTTTCTTCTTTATTGATTCTCTCGGCATACGCTTTTACTGAAGCAGTACAATGATCGTAAAGTTTTGATCGCTTGCCGGTATAAACTTGGTATATTAATCTTTTCATCTACTGTACACGCATAGCCAACTGTCGACACGACTTGTTCTCTTGTTTTGATGCTTTTCTTTTAAAAAGAATTTAAAATCATCATTTAATAATTGTGTCAACTCTTCTGGTGAAATTTCAAGTGGATCAAGTTCTCGAGATACATTTTCTACACCTGTTGCAAGTTCGATACAAAGAATACCGTTTTTGTTTACCTGATCAGTCCATGTTTCGAGTGCCAAGTAAGGATCATAAGAATGATCAAAAGAGTTGCTATAAACTATATCAAACTTATTAACAAATGGCTTCCATTGTTCATGAAAGTCATGTTGAATTGTATTAGGAAATTGCTTTGCGGTATGTGATATTTCTGTACCAACTATGTAGTACAATGAAGGAATGGCATTTTTAAACATATCAAGCTCTGCTCCATTCCTTGTTCCATGACAAATAATGTCTTTTGCGTCAGGTTTAATCGTTGCTATTTTATCAAAAACATCTTGTCTAGCCCAAACGTTTTTTAGCTTATTTAAGTTACCTTCGGTTTGAACTTTAACGTATTCATCATAATTTTTATATTTCCAAAGTTTCATAACAAAATCCTTTTTTTATTTTTTCTTTGCTAGTGCTTCTTTGCCATAGAATGCAGCAACAATAGCAGCAACTGATACAAAGTATACAGCAGCCATATCACCTAAAATTTTTGCAGCATTATCGAGACCGAATAATGTTGCAGCAATAACAAAAGCAGGGTAAAGTAACATACCACCAAGAGCAAACCAAGCCATATTCCTTTGTGCATCTTGTTTTTTATCTTCATTTTCAAGTTGTATCAACTTTTGTTCCATTTCAAATTCTTCATCAGTAACAACTCCATCATCATCTTTATCAAAACCGGCATACTTACTTCCTGCCTCTAGTTTTTTTTGTGCAGCCATCGCTAAACTCCTTAATTTTCTTCGCTATTTTTAAAGCTCTTTTATATCCATTACGAAGAGAATTGGACTTATTGCCATTCTTTATAAACCACTTAATAGTATCTATATCAGATCCATCGGGCATATTATAATTGCGAGTAAGTTCTTCAAAGATTGCTCTTAAGAAGAGACATTGCGTGAGCGTTATTTCAGTGCCCGAACATTTTTCTAGTTCTATATTCATTTATTGTATCTTTCAGTAATTTAGTCCAATTATCACGATGTTCTACGAACACCAAAGGTTTTTCATGATCAACGTCCATGACGATCACTACATTTGGAATTGACATTCCAGTTCTTTCTTCCCACATTATAGAATAAGCAGCTCCTTGAGCAAAGTAGCTGTGTATCTTATCTTTTTTCTTTATTCTCTTTGAAGTCTTGAAATCTATTATTGATGGTACACCGTTGTATTCTGCGATACAGTCACATCTACCAGCAACTCCTAAGTGGCTACTATATAAAGGAAGTTCTAACCCGTATATTGTTCCAACTTTATCAAGCGCTGGTTTAAGATTTTCAAGGCTTTGTCTGATATGAGGTAAGAAGTCAGAAGTATCTTCATTTCTTAAATACTTTTCTACAATTGAATGTACTTTAGTGCCACGTCTAGAAGCTTTGCCACTTACTATCTCGGCTTGTTCTTCACCAACTCTTTCACGCCAAGCTCTTATGGCGTCTTCACTGAGTATACTTAAAACAGTCGTGATGCTAGGATACTGCACACCGTCAGGAGTAGAGTAAGTTCTCCCAGATTTGGCCGTGACGCAATCCAAATCTTTATATCCAATATCAATTGTTTCATGTTTAAATTTTTTGTTTTTTTGTATTTTGTTTTTCATAATTATATTTAAATATGTCCTTTACAGCGTCTGTAGTTATACAATAAATTGCTTCTGGCGTATATTTAAAATTGTAAGACGCGGCTGCTTGTTGATATATTTTCATGTGCATTACACTAACGTACTCTTTGCACTCTTGTTCAGATTCAAAAGACGGACTTTTAAATACATACATAGGTCTCTCTACTGCTGCACTAGTCATTAAGAACGATACTATTAAAAAAAATTTCATTTGTTTATACCTTTATAGTGTTACCTTTACCTGATGCTTTTTTAACGCTCTTTAATACATCTTTCCATCCATTATCTGTTTTAGATAATAAACTTCCTTGATGCGATACAATACCTGGGAACTTAATAACTTTGACTAATCCATTTTTTTTTAAGTATTCATCTAAGTCATCTGATTTACAATCAATGTCGTACTCTTCGCCACCACTAAGTGGTTTAACCGTATATTTAGGCACCTTTATATCCTTCCCACCAGTCAGGAGCTGGTCTTTTCCATTCCCATTTAGCAAAGTACTTTGCTTGGTGATAATAGTTACGATACGCTTGAACCGCGTCACCTGGGACTTTACAATCCGGATAATGATTCATAGCTTGAGCAAACTCAGTCAGTCCAACATGCGGAATGTTTTCCGGAGGAGCCGCAAGAATAACACCTAGCTTTTCGAAAGTTACGTGTTTTTTATTTCTGCGATACTCAAACTCTTTGGACATAGAAGCAAAGTGACCGTAATGCCAGTCATAGTTTTGTTTACTTGCCATGGTCCATGTTGTACAAGGATGATGCTTGTGGACTGCAGCATAATATAGATTATCACGGATATCGCCAAACGCGTAATAAGTCTGTATAGTTTTACCAGATCGAGACTTACGCTTTTCTGGCTTACCGTCAAGTAGCCTGTGTGCAGTGCTAAGCATTTGAGCAGATTCCACAATCATCTTAGGAATATGCCTGTCGCAAAGCATTTGAGCTGCCTTGACTGGATTTTTATCTAGTATAAAAATATTCATGTATCACCTTTAAATAATAATATTATAACATAATTTAATTCATTTGTATATATTTATATTTATCTTTAAGTCGAAATGTACACCTCCGGCACTTTTGTTAACTTGATTTGTCTTTCTACAAAATTCTTTTTTTTAAGAACTCTGTTCATTCGATTTATTCTACCTTTCTTTTTTAATTTTGAAGCGTATATGTCTAAATCTTTTACAAGTTTTTCTAGTACCATGTTTCTGCCTTTCTACAATAGTAGAGTTAGTCTTGCAGTAAACCTGGGAAAGCCTCCTCTACTACAGGTCTGGTAAGACCTTTGATGTTTTGTTTATTAATCATTGAAATAACAAGCTTAGCATCTTCAGGATGTACACCTTCTAATATTCCTATGAATATTTGTTCTCTCTTATATTTCTGCATTTTTTCACCAGGGCCTCCCTTTACAAAATATTTAAATTTTGTATTTTCTCTAAGAAGATTAGCGGGATGATGATGCGCTGGAGATGCGGTATAAGGTGGTTGTCCTGTTGGTAGATTCCACAACACTTTAGAATCCATGGAACCTCTTATTATATCCTTAAGAGCCCAACTTTCATTTTGTTTAAGTAACTTAACTTTCTCGTTTCTAGTACGAGCTTTTGTTACTTCTTCTAGAACTTCATAAACATACTGTTTCATTCAATAAACTCCTGTACACTATCAATCAAATTATTACAACGCTTAGTAACTAAGTAATTAAATGTCTTAAACTTATTGCTCCAAACGTCTTGTTCTATAAAAGTATTTATAATTTCTTTTCTTAGATCTTGTGGAGTTTCAGTGAGATCAATTAATTTTTTGTTTCTACAATAATTACGATACCACGAAGCTGCATATAACAACTCACCTTCGTCAAGATCTTGTATAATATTATCTATTCTTTTTTTAGACATAGGAGTTTGCCTAAAGCCTTCTACAAAAGTATTATCATCAGATAAGATATTTGGTACACCATCGCCTTTGTCACCTTTGATAATATGAGTTTGTAGATATAATCTAGGATTCTTTTCTATTAGTTCTTTTTTAAGAAGTGGCGAATACTGTCTCACAAACTTGTACTTTTGTAGCTGTAAGAAGTCTCTATCAGAAGATACTATCATAATCTTTTCTGGATTATAGTCGTTGTTTGGATCTGGATTCATAGTAACTATTGTACCTATAATATCATCGGCTTCACAACCATCAACACGTATAACAGTATAAGGAAAGTTTTCTGCAATTTCTTCACGTATTTTATTTAAGATACGAAATGCTTCATTCCAATCAAAAGTAGATGTGCCTCTATCTTTTTTACGATTAGCTTTATATTGAGGAAAAG